CTCAAGTACAGGAGCCTCTATAGTGTCGAGCTTTTTGGCTCTCTCCATACGCTCTAGTGTGCCATCGATAGCCACCAGGTCGGCATCCATTTTATCAAAAGATACAGACTCCTCTGGGGATAGTGCGCGGCTTTCCTTGTCAGCTTTGAGAGTCAAATCTCTCATCTGCTTGACGATGTTTCCTTTTTGTTCGAAAAGGGTGTTAATAGTTGACATGATTGGGTGTGTTTTTAAATGTGTGTGAGATATTTTTTAATAGATATTTAGGTCCCGTAATCGGGCGATTTGCTTGTATGGCCGTGTAGATATTGGCGTTTCAGGTGCCTTTTCGCGCTCTTTTTTGAGGTTTTCACGCTCCTTTATAGCATTTTCGGAGCTTCTGGACAGCGTGAAGGTGGCATCTTCGTATGCCGGGTAGGTAGCGAGGGTGACATCGTAGATTTTACCCACTTTTAGGATGGTACGGAGCTCATTGCCCTGTCCTAGATCGGTCCACATCTCCTCTTTGATAGTGAAAGCGAAAGAGCACTGATCCAGGTCACCGCGATTGATGAGCTCTATGATATCGGTGCGGCTCTCAGGCAGTTTGCACTCAAAAGCTAGTCCGCGCGCATCTTCGCTGATGGTCAGGGTGCCGGACTTGGTGCGTCCCAGTAGTTGGGAGCTGTTATGATTATACAGGGCGCGTACATCGCTGGTAGGTATGGCCTCTGCAAATGCTCCCTGGGCTATCTCTTCAAAATACCCTTTCCATAGCTCTGTACGGGTATTAAAAAGAGCGGCATAGCCTTTGACGGTGCTGCCGCCCTGATCACTCCCTGATTGGGGGGCCAGATCACTTCTAAAGGAGCGCTTCTCTATGTGATCCTGCGTAGTTGGGTTATTATTTCTTTCCATTATCGGGTGTGGGTGTGTTAGATGGTGATGGTATATTGGATTGATTGAGGTCTACCATATTGAGCTGTACGCGGTGGGTATCGCCTCCTTCTACTTTGTTCATATTTTCGAGGCTGCGGACTTCGTTGATTGAGAAAATACCGAGGGTGACCATAGTATTGTAGAATGCTGCGCGGGCCTCAGTATTGGCTCTCAGTAGCGCGTCAATATTGAAATCCACAAAATATTTTTCCTGGTTGGCCTCTGTGCGCCAGTATTTGCGATTCTTTTCGTTCTCGATGGCCTTTAGGATTGGTCTGAGTGTATGGGTAAGGAAGTCATGAGACTGCTGCTCTATATTGTTATTGGTAGATCGGGATAAGTCACCATTGAGGTGGCCAGGGATGCGGAATATTTGATTTATTTGACGATCTGATAGCCCGAATACCTCGATCAGATTGGCCTCTGCAGGTGTGGCGCTGATCCTGGAGTACTTCATATCGGACCCTAGTACAGCGGTGCCGCCTTTTTGGGATTTGTTTCTCTCGTTCCACCAGTCTAATATTTGCTTTTGTTGACCTTCGTTGATAGGTAGCGCAGTACTGAGTATGCCCGACAGGTGGGCACCATTGGCATAGAAGGTAGCTCCATACTCCTGTGCTGCCAGCATCATCCCAAATGCTTCCATACATACCGTGATAGGGGAGCGGCCTATGATACCATCCTTGGACATGATCTTTACATGCTCTATATCATCATGCTCCAGTATCTCTTTTTGATGGGTATGGTCAGTGACCTCATAGAATATCTTGAGGTTTTTATAATCATACAGGATGGTGACCTTGGAAGGATCTATCCTGACTATCCTATAAATAGTGCCATTGCGACGACGATAGATGCGGTTAAAATAGTTGCCTGTAGAACATAGATCCAGGACATTTATAGATTTGAGATCGTAGGCGCTATACAGGTCATTGGGCTCGATGCGGAGCAGTTTGCGTACCGGCTGATCCGATGCAGGATAGTTGCCGTCGGATTTTCGCTCAAATACTTCGATAGGAAGTGAGGCAATAGACTCGGACATCACCCGATAGGCTCCCCATAATGCGGGTATGCCCATAGTAGAATCTATAGATACATCCTGTCCAGCCTTGGAGGCTCTGCCAAATAGCGATACCAGCCATGGCTCCGGGGAGCTAGATAAGCTAGTAGACGCTGATCTTGAAAACCAGGATGAAAAGATGCTCATAGTGTGTGCGGGGTGTGTTCAATACCTCACAGGAGCAAATATGAATCAATGTGGCGGGGTCATATCATATTTTTTTATGATATGTGTGGGGTGGGTATGATTTTATCATATTTTAGCAAAAAGGCTATTATTAGGCATTGCGCAAACACAAACATGCGTAAATAAAGATGTTATGCGCCATTGTAGAAATAACCACTACCATTGAGCATACCACTTTCTTCTTTGTAAATAGGTTCTACTTTAACAAGCCCTTGTTTTCTTAACTCTCGCAATGCATTATTTTATAATTTAACCCCTAAAAGAGCACAGCATATAACAGGGGTTTTGCTATATGGTGGCTGAATTACTAAAATTAAGCTGTAGTAATTCTAATCAGCTTTGGTGGTTTATTGAACTTTTTAGCCTTGAATGCCACCACATCGCAAAGCCCTAATCCGTTATTTCTTTTGCATATTCAAATTATGACCCAGGCTGATGTGATGCCTGCGAAAGCATCTGAAAGCATGATAGTCCTTAAAAGGTTCCTCTCCGTAGATCTCCAAAAATGTAGCAGCCACTATACCATATATCACCTCTCCATATATGATATTGTTTTGGGCTTTTTCGTATGCCTGGAAAAACTTTACCCTGAGTGAATGATTTTTTTTAGCTTTTGACATTTGGCATATTGGATTTAGTTACCCCATAGGATAGTGAAGTTAGGATCTGGTGTCTGCTGGTGGTTCATCCATTCACCCAGGGCGATGATGAGGGCGATAGTTCCGTCTATCTTGTCTCTGGACTTGGCTTTGTCGGGCTTGATGTACTCGCCATTGTATTTAATAGCTATATTCTCGATGTTCCAGGATAGGACTGGATTGGCATAATGGATGATCTTGCTATTTTTGGCCATTGACTCCAGGTTTTGTGTGGGCTTGTGCCAGAGCTTCATATTTTGGGGAGGCCATGGATTGATATTGATACCATCGGCTGCGAGATCCTGGGCAAACTGGCTGGCATTCCAATCATCATATCCGACCATGATTATTTTACACCCGAGCGCATTGATATCTGATATCTGGTTGCGGATAAGGGCGTAGTCATGGCGATTGCCTGGTACTATGGTCACATACCCCTGATCGGACCAGGTGAAATAATCAGCCTCGTTTTTTGTTTTGCGGTCTATGGCTTTGTCGTAGGTGACCCAGTACTGCATGTATACATCTATACTGCCATCCTTGTTAGGAAATACTGCTGACAATGCTACGAGGTCCTCATAATTGGCCAGATCGACTCCGATATAACAGTCCCGGCCTGCGTAGTGGGATATATCTTTGCGGATGCGGTCTGCATTGCCCAGTGCCCAAATATGTGATGGGATGAATACATCTACAGACTTGGTAATGATATTTAGATAGTAGCGCTTAAATACGTTTAGGTATGAAGGAATGTTTTTGGCCTTATGTGCCTCTATGCGCATGTCCTCGATATCTATAATGGTGCCTAGTGATGGATTGACAGCATACCATAACTTCTCATCAAATGGGTCAAAGTCCTGCGATGCTAATAGTTCTGCATCAGGCTCAAATATGATTGGTAAAAAGGATTCATCTATGATCTCTCCTGACTTTACTTTTTTTGCATAGTCATATACTTCCATCCAGATCGCTGTAGGATCATAGGTGCCGGCAGTGGTGGTGATCACCATGAGCGGCTGATTACGTGCGAGGCTGGCTGTCTTGAGCTTGTCGTATAGGTCGCGCTTTTTCCACTCATGTATTTCATCGACGACAGATCCATGTACATCTAGTCCATCCTTAGTATTGGAGTCATGCGATAAAGGTTTGATGACTGATCCAGATTTATTGCGAAGGATGGCACCTTCGTATATGGTAGATGCCTCGGTCAGTAGTTCATTAGCCATCACCATTTTCTTAGCGTCACCAAATCCGAGCCTAGCCTGCTTCTCATCGTTGGCAGCATAGTATAATTGTCCTCCAGGTTCAAAGTCAAGATATTGACAGGCTAGTAGTATGCCGTTAGCTAAAGTAGATTTATTGTTTTTTCGCGGTACATAGATAAATACTGTGCGGTACTTCCTAAAGCCATTGGCGCGCTTCCATCCAAATATCGGTTTGATTACTTTGTCTATCTCCCATTGTTGTGGCACATAAGGGAGAAATCCTTTTTTGCCGCGTACCAATGTCAGGCAGTTGGAGAAAAACTCCACGGCCTCATTAGCTGCAGACTCATCATAGTAGTACCTAGAATCTACCTGCGAACTTGCTTTCTTTATTTTTTTTGCTGTCGCTATCATTAACGCCTTTAATCTTTGATTGAGCCAAAGGATGGAAACCGAATTTATTTGCTATCTCCATCATCTGAGCAAACGCTCCATTCATTACATCAATGGCCGGATTTTTTTTTGTGATGTCTCCGTACTTCATCGGCACCGATATCACTGATCCGCTTTTTTCTACATTTATCCTGGCATCCATATATAATTTATATTGAATGCAAAACATATCTACAAAGCGGATACCTACCTTTTGCTTTGTGCCTGATACCTCTAACAATTGCATGATGTCATTAAATAATTCTATCTGAGCCTTATCATAAGTACTTGAGATTAAAAGACGCTCCTCGCTCTTGGACACTATGACATCTTTTGATTGATCTATCTTTTCTGCAATAGCCTTTTTATGCCTCGTTGCGTTAAAAGTGCCTACAAGCTTCTTTTGTTTGTTAGTTGTATGTTTAAACTTACTATTTGAGGTCATAAAGTGTTAAAAATGAGTTACCCTAAAGTGAAATG